ATTAGCAAGTGAAGCAAGTGGACAAATGATAAGCAATGCACAATCGGAGTTTTTAAATGTACCAAAAGGTGCTTGGTTATGGGATGTAGATGGTGTTAACTATTTAGTGTACGAAGTTCCTGGTGCTAATGGTGAAGTCTATGATGGTAACTCAATTTATATGGCTTATGAAGTTATGGATAATGATTTAATAAAAGCTGGTATCGTATCACCAGAAGCTCCAACAGTAAACCCTAATGCTAAAGTTAACAAAGCATTCTTTGATTCTGTTGCTATAGTTACAGGTAATACAGATCAGCTATCTTCTTTAATAGATAATCCTTTTGCAAGTTTTGTAGAAACAATTAATGAACAAGCACAAGTTGCACCTTGGATAACAGACCCAGAGATGATTTCTTTGATAGCAGAAGCTGCTGTAGAAGGCAGAGAAGTTAGTGATGCTGAATGGCAGACAACTAACTGGTATCAAACAAATAATCAAAGTCAAAGAGATTGGTTAAGAACTTATTATGCTGATCCAGCAACAGCTACACAAACAATTACAGATGGTCAAATAGCAGTAGCTAACTCGTTACAAGCAGCAGGTGTATCTAATGCACCAGAGGCTTTAGTGAATTGGGTAGCTAGTAAATTTGTTACAGGTGATTGGTCACAGACTTATACAACAGAACAAATATCTTTATTTGCTGATCCATATGCAGAAGGCAAAAGAGATGAGTCTTTAGAAAACTACTTATCTTCTACTGCATTAACAGGTGTAGATAGAACTACAGAGAGAGAAAGAGAAGTAACAGAACTTTATAACAGATGGTTAGGACCTTCTCTTGGTAAGTTAACAGACAACGAGAGAGCAGAGATAGCAGGTAAGTTAAGAGATGACCCAGACTATGAAGATGCTCTGGTTAGTTCATTAAAACAATCAAGACTTGCTGCATTTAGTAATTACACTAACCCAGAACTTACTTATGAAGATATTGCAAGACCTTGGAGAAACTTAACAACTTCTGTTTGGGGTCAGACAGCAGATGAAACACAAGGTTGGTGGCAAGAAATGGTTAAGACTAATGACTTTGCTAAAGCACAAACTACACTTAGAGAGAGAGGCTTAGAACAAGATGTTACACAAGTAACTACAGATGCAACACAAGCATTACAACAAGCATTAGGACAAGGTTCTGTAAGCCAAACAGGAGTTAATGTATAATGGCAACATATGAAGAACTAGCACAGAGTTTATATCCTAATATGCCACCTGATGTTCTAGCATTATTTTCTAGTGAGTGGGCAAGAACAGGAGATCCACAAGTAGCTATCGCAGAAGTAAGAAGAAGTGATGCTTATGATATAGCTTTTCCTGGTAATAAAAGACCAGATGGAACAGTTAAGTTTGATGAAGTTACATACACAGGTCTTAAAGAAAGTTACATAGGTACTTTACAAGAGTATGGTATTCCAAGAAATACATCAGTAGATTTACTAACAGATAGATTCACAGGTCTTATTGAAGGCGAAGTATCTGCTAGAGAATTTGCACAAAGAATTGATGCTACATTTCAAGGCATACAAGAAAACATACCAGAAGTACAATCTTTTTACAGAGATAACTTTGACTTAGATTTAACACCTGAAGCTATATTTATTGGTGCATTAGACCCAACAGTAGGTGAAGAAATTGTTGCAGGTAGAATAACTACTGCACAGATTGGTGGAGAAGCAGCAAGAGCAGGGTTTAGTATTACAGGTGATCTGGCACAAAGACTACAAAGAGCTGGTGTAACACAAGCACAAGCTAGACAAATCTTTACTTCTGCTGAAGCACAGTTACCACAATTACAAGATTTACAAGCACAACGAGGTGTAGAAGCCGAAGAACAATTTGGCTTAGAAGAGTTTACAGAGGCAGCAGTATTCCAAAGTCCAGAAGAATTACAACAAATACAAAGACTTAGAGCAGAAGAAGAATCAGAGTTTGCACCAACTACAGGTGCTGCTAGAACAGGTCGTAGAGTTTCAGGATTAACTGAACTTTAATACACACATATCCCACATATAGTGGTACTATATATAGTATCGCATAGCAACAGTCTGCGAACAAAATTGACATTGCACCTCCAGTTTATCTCTGGCGTATAAACTGTGTATTTTAAATCGCCCAGTATCGGTACAGCTAGAAGTGGCTGACAATTCTCATTTGTACTTTAATTATAACTTGTCGCCTATCGCATTATTTACCCCAGGATAATGTAGTTAGTAGAAATCTGGGAGAGGAGAGAATATGGAAAACGATATGGAAAATACAGTGGAAAACACACAAGATGATAACAATGCTATCAAGTCAATGCGAGAACGCATTAAAGAACTTGAAGGTGTAGAGAAAGAGTATAAGTCTGTACAGATGGGTAATGCCATTAAAGATGCAGGTTTTGATCCTAGCTCTGGACAAGGTAAAGCATTGAAAGACTTGTATAAAGGCGAAATGGATTCTGATTCTATTAAGCAGTTTGCTTCTGAAAACTATGGTTGGGGTGCAAGTCCTGATCAAGTAACAGAGCAAGAGGCTCAAAGATCCAGAGTTATAACTAGCCAAGATAGTTTAGATACTGTAATTGAAGCATCAGTACCAGTTGAACCAGTAGGCATAGATGACCAAATAAATCAGGCACAGTCTGATGGTGATTGGCAAACAAGTTCAGCTCTCAAAGCAGAAAAATTAAAAACCTTAATGGAGAGAAAATTATAAAAATTACTCTTTATTAATTAACAAATAAAAAGGAGAACATATGGGTGCAATAACAGGTCAAGGACAATCCTTTAACCTCCCTAACTATGTAGGAGAACTATTTAATGTTTCCCCTACAGATACTCCATTATTGAGTGCAATTGGTGGTATGACTGGTGGTATATCAGTTTCATCAAAACAATTTACTTGGCAGACAACAGACCTCGCAGGTGCTACACAAACAGCAGTTGTTGAAGGTGCTGACCCTACTATGAAAGGTAGAACAAGAAGCGAAGTAAGCAATGTTACTCAAATAATGCAGTATGGTGTTGAAGTATCATACACCAAACAAGCAGCAGTCGGTAACATAGCTGGAGAATCTATCATTGGTAATCAACCAGTTCAAGATGAATTGGCTTTCCAATTAGATATGGCTATGAAAACAGCTGCAAGAGATATTGAGCATTCCTTTATTCAAGGAGCTTATAACGCAGGTGCCAACATAACTACACCTAGAAAAACTAGGGGTATGTTAGCAGCAGTAACAACTAACGAAGTTGCTGGTGGTGCAGCTGCTTTGACACAAGCAAAAGTAGAATCAGCTTTAAAGAAAATGGCTGACTCTGGTGCTCCATTTGAGATGCCAGTTATATTCGCTAATGCTTTTCAAAAGCAGAAACTATCTTCTATCTATTCAAGTGCTTTAGCTTTAGCACCAAGAGATAGAAATATCGGTGGCGTTAATATCACAACAATAGAAACAGACTTCGGTCAAGTAGGTATCGTTTTTGAACGACACATACCAGCTGATGATGTTCTCATTGCTGATCTTGCGTTTATGAAGCCAGTTTTCTTGGACATTCCAGGAAAAGGACACTTCTTTGTTGAGCCATTAGCTCAAACTGGTGCAGCTTATAAGTACCAAGTGTATGGAGAAATTGGATTAGAATATGGTCCAGAACAGTTCCACGCAAAGATAACAAACCTATCTGTAGCCTAATAAAAAGATAGATAGTATATTTATTAGAGGGAGATAAATACTTCTCCCTCTAGTAATATGGAGATATATGGCAGCAGTAGGCACACTCGTAGATAGAATTTATAGAGATTACTTAAATAAACCTGATGATCTATCAGCTTTTTCTAGGTTAGATGGTGCTATGACTAACTCACAAAACACACTTTCTTATGAAGATGGATTGTTTAGTGTAGAGGAAGAAAACCTTTTAGGCAATGGTGCAATCGTAGAGGTTGGACTAGAGCTTATGTTAGTTACCAGTGCAAACACTTCAACAAGAGTGTTATCAGTATCAAGAGGTTACTCTGGTACAACAGCTGCTACACACGCTGACAAAGATAATATATTTATTAACCCAACATTCCCTCGTAAGTCTGTATTTGATGCAACATCAGATAACATAGAAAGACTATATCCAACGCTATGGAATGTCACGACAGCAGATGTAACTTCTAATGCAACATACGCAGAAGTACCAGCATCAACAGTAGAAGTTCTTAACTCCTATGTACAGTCTGCATCAGGTAGTCAGTACACATCAGCAGGTATAGAATTACTAAGAGATTTCCCACCATCAAGTACAAACGCAGCAGTACAGTTTTATAACACTGCAACAGGTAAGACAGTACACCTTGTAGTTAAAAGAAGATTTGTTAGACCTACTGATGAAACAGTGGACTTAGCTACTTTCTGTTTACTAGATGACCAAACATATCATCAGATTGTAATGGTCGGAGCAGTAGCTGACATCATAGGTGCAACTGATATAGATGCAACAACACAAGAATTTATTACAGAAAAACTAGCTGCTGAAAACTATCCTGTCGGATCAGGAGAAAGATTAAGAAACGCATTACTACGACTAAGGTCATTGTTGATTGATGAAGCAAGAGGTAATCTACGCTCTCTGTATGCACAGCCAGTAGCGATAATGAACATCAATTACTAGGTTCGTATGGCAGTATTACCATCACCTAGCAACACAGCACAACCACAAGCACAAGGATTTGAAGCTAACTTAGATGATTTATTCTTACGATTTGCTGTAGGTCCTGGTAGGCAGATGAACATAAACACTGCTCCACTACAGGCACAAGCTATACAAACATCAGAAACACCAGAGGATTTCCAACAGGAGTTTGGTCAGATTTATTCAAGAACAAACTTTAGTGGTGGTGAAGGTTTAGATAAAGCACATAGAAGAGAAGGTACACCTAATGATTTCTCTAGGTTTTGGGATAGCAAAGGTATTGATGTCTTTCACGCAGAACAAGATAACTCATACAGTGTTAGATTACTGAAAGATGTAGAACAAAAGACTTTAACTTTATCATCAGAGAATAACTACTTAGCACAAACAACTAATGGTTATATGTATATCACAGATGGTACAAGCATATATCAATCTATTAATGAGGGTGGCACTTGGACTGCTATGACAAGTACTGGTGTTAGCTATGCAATACAAGGTATAGTCGCATTTGGTAATGATTTATTTATAGTCACAGGAGATGGTGGATCAAACAAACAACTTATATCTTATGACTTATCTGCTACAACATTCACTACAGAAAACTTAGGTTCAGTATTTACTGGTGCATTTACAGGGATCTGGTTTGCTAAAGGTACATTATTTGTTAGTGGTAAGTCCACAACAGCAGAGTTTTTATGGCAATCAAGTCCATTCACAGCTAACTTTTCTGGTGACTTTGAAACAACAGATGCTTTAGTTACAACAGAACCAACACATCAATTCACAAGTGTTGTTGATGCAGGTGCAGTAGTTATTGCAGGTAACACAGATAGTAATGTCTATTCTCTAAAGATTGATGGAGGTACCTGGAGTCTTAAAGGACAAACACAGTTACCTTTTGAAGAGATCCATTCACTTGCAGCAACAGAAGGTATTGTTTATATCGGTACAAAAGGTTATCAATCTAATACAGGTAGATTCTATACAGCAGAGTTAACTGTTGCAGATAACTTGTATGTCTTAGCTAACAGACAGTTAATAAAAGAATGGGATAATGGTGTTGACCAAAGTCCACATAGTATGTTTGTTACTAGAGATAGTGTCTATATGGGCATACACGAATCAGCAACTGAAACAAACTTGTGGAGATATTACTTACCTACTGCTGGTATAGCTAGAGATTTAAGCGTGACACATAGCTCTGATGCTAATGCAAAAGTTACAGGTATTACACAGACTGGTACAACTGGAGGTAAATTTATCATACTTATCAGTGGTGTTGGTGTGTATAAACAGACAGATACTTTTGTCAGTACAGGTTATATTATCTCTGCTTTAGCTGACTTCTATACATCTGAAAAGAAACAATGGGTAGGAGCAAAGCTAAATACTAATGGTGTTAGTTCAGGAACTATAGCATTAGCAACAACAACTATTCCTAATGACATAAACAACTCTGCATCTATTACTTGGACACCACAAATATCTGTTGCCTCTGGTACAGGTGGAGAAGAAGAAGTTTTAGAGTTAGTACAAGGTAGATGGATGTCTGCAAAACTTACTATAACTACAAGTGACACATCACAATCACCAGAGTTATTATCGTTTGCTGTTAGAGGTTTCCAGTTAGTCAATGACTTGGTTGTAGATATGCCAATAAATATATCTGATCAAGTAGAAAGACCATTTAGGAAAGCACTAAGAGTCAATGGACAAGGGGATTTAATCTATCAGGCACTAAGAAATAAAGAAGGACAGAATGTCCAATTAGAGATATTCAGACCAGATACTTTATTACGAGGTATAATAGAAAATGTTAGTAGTCCTATTGAAGAAATTTCTCCAAGAGGGTCTGTAACACAATATTGTCTAGTAAGATTTAGAGGTAGTAAGGTTATTGCAACTTCAGCCAGTGGTGAAGGATTAGCCATAGGATTACTAGGTGTAGAGAGATTAGGATAGAATGACAGCACAAGAAACAAAGCTATTTAACGCTTTTGAAACAACCTTAACAGCAACTATGGGTTCATCAGATACAACCTTTACTGTTAATGCTGTAGTTGATAGCTACCCTACAACTCTTGCTGCACCTTTTTACATAGTTATAAACCCTGATAGTGCAACGAACAGAGAAGTATTATTAGTTACTGCTGTCAACACAGGTACAAAACAATTAACAACATCTGTACCAAATAGGTACTTAAAAGGATCAGCAGCTAGTTCAGGATTATCACATTCATCTGGAACTGTTGTACGAATGGCTCCTTTACAACAACACATAGAGGACATTAACGACAGAGTAGATGCAAACTTTAACGAAGCTGGTACACAGATAGTTGCAGGTAATGCAGTTAAAGATGAGGACAATATGTCATCTGACTCTGCAACACATTTAGCAACACAACAATCTATCAAAGCGTATGTAGATACACAAATAGGTGCAAGTGACTTAGACTTATCTGCTGATAGTGGTACGAACATTGCTATTGATCTAGATACAGAAGTATTAGATTTAGAAGGTGGTACTGGTATAGACACAGCAACTGGTACTAACAAAATAACTTTTGGAATAGATAGTACAGTAGCAACTCTTACAGGTTCACAAACTTTAACAAACAAAACTATAAACAGTGCAAGTAATACTCTTACAGTTAATTTATCACAAGCTACTTTAACAGGTACTTTTGCACAATTTAACACAGCAGTATCTGATGCAACATTAGTAGATTTAGATGACACACAAACTCTTACTAACAAAACAATAAACTTTGAAAACAACACAGCAATAGTTGTGTATGCAGTCACAGAATCAGGTGGTAACTTTTTAATTGATGGAGAAGCAAATGCAACAATATCATTTAGACCTGGTGTTGTACATAGATTTGATGTATCTGATAGTTCAGTAGCTTCACATCCATTTGTATTATCAGAAACAAGCGAAGGTACAGCTTATACAACTGGTAGAACTGCTAGTGGTTCACAAGGTAGTGCTAATGCTTATATTCAATTTACTGTAAATGCTGATACACCAGACAATTTATTTTATTATTGTTCTTCACACTCTGGTATGGGTGGAAAGATTGGTGTATTTGGTTCTACTTTAGAAGCTGGTTCTGGTCTTACAATAACAGGTAACAGTATTGCTGTAGATGCAACAGTTATTACAGGACAAACTAACGAAGGAACTGCTGACAATAATGATGTCATACTTATCTATGATGACTCTGCTAGTGGATTAAAGAAACAAACAAGAAGTGCTTTCTTGTCTGGTACTGGTGTTGGTAATATGAATAGCTTTAATATATCAGATGGTTCTACATCAGAAACAATAAGTGATGCAAATACAATTACATTTAGTGGTACTTCTAATGAAGTAGAAGTAGCAGTAAGTGCAACAGACACAGTCACTATAGGACTTCCTGCTAGTATTACAGCCAACCTTGTAGGTAATGTTACAGGTAATGTTACAGGTAATGTAACAGGAACTGCTGGAGGATTATCTTCCACATTAGCAGTAGGTAGTGGTGGTACAGGATTAACTTCTTTCACAGTAGGTGACTTAGCTTACGCTTCTGCGACAACAACTATAGCTAAATTAGGCATAGGTACAGCAAACCAAGTCTTAGCTGTCAATGCTGGTGCAACTGCTCCTGAATGGGTAGATGCAACAACAGGTGATATAACAGGAGTTACAGCAGGTACAAACATAAATGGTGGTGGAACTTCAGGAAATGTAACAGTCAACTTAGATACAACAATTACAGGTTTATCATCAGTAACTTCTACTGCATTTGTAGGAGCTTTAACTGGTAACGCTACTACTGCAACAACTTTACAAACTGCTAGAACTATAGCTGGTAAATCATTCAATGGATCAGCAAACATAACTGTAGCTGCTGGAGATCTATCAGACATATCTACTTCTGGTGTATCAGATGGACAAGTATTAGTTTATAACAATACTGCTAGTCAGTTTGAACCAGGTTCAGTAGGATCAGCAACTGCACTTATTGATGGAGATTCAGACTTTACACTATCAGATGGTATTGCTAATGGAATACACTACGAGTTAGACAACACAGATATGGCTGACTGGAATCAAGCAGGTGTAGTTCTTATCTACAGCTGGTGGTATCTTCCAACACAATCAAGTACAAGCTGCTACATACACAGTACCAGCTAACACAGGTTCAGTTATGGCTGGACCTATCACAATCACAGGCACAGTGACAAACAATGGTACACTTGTAGTTATCTAATGGTAACTGTAAAAGTAAACACAATATCAAAAGCATCTGGCAATAATGTTGCTATGCAAAACTCTTTAAATTTAAAGTCTTATACAACTACACAGCGTAATGCACTAACAAGTGCTGCTGGAGATATAATCTATAACACAACAGATAGCAAAGTACAGTTTTACAATGGCTCTGCTTGGGGTGATTTATAATGTCAACTCTTGAAACTAACGCTATAGGTAAATACTCTGGTAACAATGTATCAGTTGATGATAGTTTAAATTTAAAGTCATACAGTACAAACTTCTGGTGGTGGTGGTTCATCTGAAACAGACCTTGTTCTTGTTGCAAACACAAATTATACAGTAACAGTAGGTTCTGGTGGTGCAAGAGGTTATACAACTGGTAATGGTGTAAATGGTAATAATAGTGTTTTTGCAACAGTAACATCAACAGGTGGAGGTTTTGGTGGTGGAGCTTTAGCTAATGCAGGAACAGGTGGCTCTGGTGGTGGTGCAAGAAGTGCAACAGCAGGTAGTGGAACTGCAAATCAAGGATACGCTGGTTCAAATAGTTCACTTCCAGCTGGTGCAGGTGGTGGTGCTGGAGAAGCAGGTGGAACTGATGGAACAGGTCTTGGAGGAGATGGTTTAGCTTCATCTATAACTAGCTCATCAGTAACAAGAGCTGGTGGTGGTAGTGGTGGTAATTATAAAAATGTAAGTGGTATTGTTGCTGGAGGAGATGGTGGTGGTGGTGCAGGTGGTCGTGGTGCAGAAAGTAGTGGAGGTGGAAGCACTGATGGAGCTGCAGGAACAGTAAATACTGGTTCTGGTGGCGGTGGAGGTGGTGGTTGGTCTGGTGGTGCTACAGCAGGAGGTGTAGGTGGTTCAGGAACAGTAATACTTCGTTATGTTAATACTAAAACTATTACTATTGGTGCAGGATTAACAGGTACAACTGCTACTGATGGTTCAGATAAAGTTACAACAATTACAGCAGGAACAGGAACAGTGAGCTTTGCATAATGAGTGAATTAAAAACAAATAAGATTTCAACAAATGACCAGAACAATGTAGCAATAGATAATGCACTTGGATTAAAGTCATACGATACAACTGCTAGAAATGCTTTAACTTCTGTTGCTGGTGATATGATTTACAATACTACTGAAAGTAAACCACAATTTTATAATGGCTCTGCTTGGGTAGAAACTGGTGCTTCATCATTTGAAATAGAATATTTAATTATTGCTGGTGGAGGTAGTGGTGGAGGTTCTAATCAAACTGGTTCTGGAGGTGGTGGAGCTGGTGGATATTTAAACTCTTATGCTTCTGAAACTTCTGGTGCAAACTCATCAACTGCTAATACTTTCACAACATACAAAGACACAAACTATACAGTATCTGTTGGTGCAGGTGGTGCATCAGTAACTGGTTTAGTATATGGAAACGAAGGAACTAATACTTTTTTTGATTTTGTAGTTGCAATAGGTGGTGCTACTGGTGGTAGAGACCTGTAAAAAATGGAAAAGGTGGAGGTTCTGGTGGTGGCTGTGGAGCTCAAACTGGACAAGATGGTGGAAATGGTTTATCAGCTACAAGGCAAAAATGGTGGTGCAGTAACAGTATCTGGTTCACCTTATGCAGCTGGTGGAGGTGGTGGTGCTAGTGCTGATGGAGGAGCAGGTAATACAACTGCTGGTGTTGGAGGAAATGGTTTAAGTTCATCTATCACAGGTTCTGCTGTTACTAGAGCTGGTGGTGGTGGTGGTGGAAATTATAATGGTGCAGGTGCTTCTGGTGGAACAGGTGGTGGTGGTGCAGCTGGTGGAAATAGTGCTCCCCATACTGGTACAGCAGGTACTGTAAATACAGGTTCTGGTGGTGGTGGTTGTACAAACAATGCAGCTTCTGGTGCTGGTGGTAGTGGTATAGTAATAATTAGATATACAACAGCAGATGCAACTATTAATGTTGGTGCAGGTTTAACAAGTTCTTCTGCTACAGATGGTTCAGATACAGTAGTAACTTTTACAGCAGGAACAGGTACAATCAGTTTTAGCTGATATAATAGGAGAGATATGGCACATTACGCATTTATAAACGATAACAACATAGTGACAGAAGTCATTGTTGGTATTAATGAGGACAATACAGAAACTTTACCAGATGGCTTTGCTGACTGGGAAGCGTGGTATGGAGATTTTAGAGGACAGACTTGTAAAAGAACTTCTTATAACACTATAGCTAATACACATAGTGGAGAGGGAACTCCTTTTAGAGGTAACTATGCAGGTATAGGATATACTTATGATCCAGATCAAGATGTATTTATAGCACCTAAACCTTATAGCAAGTGGATATTAGATGAAGATACTTGGTCTTGGAAAGCACCAGTTGATATGCCAGATGATGGTAAACAATATATTTGGAATGACAACACAGGAGCTTGGGAAGAACTGGCTGAATAATGTCTAGTGAAATTAAAGTAGATACTATATCAGAAAAGACTTCTGCTAATGGTGTAGTCATTGATGGTGTTACATTAAAAGATGGTAGCTTAGTTAAAATAGATGACCACGATTTTAGCACAGCAACAAGTGTTACAAGAGATAGTGTATTTAGTTCTACTTATAACAACTATAAAATATTTATAAACATAACTGATGGTTCTGCAACAACAGTACAATGTGCAATTAGACTTAGAGCAAGTTCAACTTCTACAACTAGCAATTATGTTGGTCACAGAAACTATGTTTATACAGGTGGTACTGCTATACACGGCTCTAGTTTTGGTACAACATATTTATATTTAGGAGATGTTAGTAGTAGTCAAACAGATGCTACTTGTTCAGATATAACTTTATTTGCACCAAATCTTGCTGCTCCAACAAAATATTTAGCAAACGGACAAGGGTTTTATAATACTGATTTTTATAGCCAACAAATATATGGTTTTCAATCAGATAACACACAGTTTGATGGTATAGAACTATATACATTTGCTCCTGGTGGTGCAACAATTACAGGTAATGTACAGATATTTGGGATAAAACAATAATGGCAATAGAAGATTACATAGCACAAGCAACTACAGAAATAGAAGCTCTTAAACCTTTGTATAAAGACCATAATGGAGTTGTATCAGAATTATCTGATGATGAATATACAAAGGAAATAAATAAAAAAGCATTGTTTTTAGACACAGAAAGTGAAGGATATAGATAATCCTAAACCTTAATTAAAAATTCTATGATAAAATTCATAGTATGGATTATTTAATAGGTTTTCTTTTAGGGTATTTTTTAAAAGAAGCTCTCGGATTTATTAAAAGAATAAGCGATTACGATTGGGATAATCGTATTTCATACCAAGATGAATGGGATTTCCTTACACAGGATGACCTTCCATAATGACAACTTCCAATGGCTTTACACAGAAAGAACTGAATCAAATGATATTTGATAAGTTAGATGACATAGATAAGAAGCTAGATGAGAAGTTAGATAAATCAGAATTTTATAAAGTATTAGGATTAGTTGCCACAGTTATATTAATTGTTGGTAGCCTAAGTATGTAGGGATATATGAAAGCACAAGTAAATTTAAGTCAAGTATTACAAGGTGGTTTAGCTGCACTTGTTGGTTGGTTATTTAAAACAGTTAATGATCTACAACAAGAAGTTACTGCCTTACAAGTAGAAGTTATTAATTCAAACAACAAACTTAGTGATGTATTGAACATCATACAGAATATTGATTCAGAGATTACAGAGATAATCTGGAAGATAGGTGGCTAAATGATTTGTGGTTTATGTACTGGTATGTGCAACACTTGTCCGATAGGTAAGTAATGTTTAAAAAACTTAAAGATAATCTAGGTTTAGTCGTAACAGGTATAGCTCTTATGTCCTCTGTTGGTGCAGGTATTCAATCTCTTAACGCTGTACTTATAACTCTTACAGGAATTGATGACAGGATGAATAACATTGAGTATGAATTTGTAACTCTTAAAGATAGCACTTATGTACAGAATGATATAGCTGTACTGTATGAGAAGATACAATCATTAGAGATGGCTGCACAGAATGTAGGCAAGTTCAATGAAGAGATAGCTACCTTACAAGCTAACTTATATAACTTAGAGCAAACAGTTAGAGATGGTGGGTTTGATTTAGATAGATATTACTTACTAGAAAAGTGGGAGTATCAAGACCTTAATGATTCTTTGACTAGGGTAGAAACACAAGTACAAACTGTTAACAATAATATGTGGGAACTTAACGATTTAAAAACTAGACTGGCATACCTTGAAGCTAACAACCATAACCACTAAGATAAAGGTATGAAATTACAAGTAGTCAGGACACAATTTGGTAAGGATGCAACTAATGGGATGCTGTTTATTGATGGTAAGTTTGAGTGTTATACTTTAGAGGATCAGTATCAAGCAGTCAAAGTAATGCACGAAACCTGCATACCAGAAGGCACATACAAACTTAAACTTAGAACAGTTGGTGGATTTAACTCTCGTTACACCAAGAAATATCCTACCTTTCATAGAGGTATGTTGTGGTTACAAGATGTACCAGGCTTTGAATATATTTTAATTCATCAAGGTAATAGTGATGAGCACACCAGTGGTTGTTTAATAATTGGTGACTCACAACAAGACTTAGATGTAAACTTTAATGGTATGGTTGGCAGTAGTGCTAACGCTTACAAGAAACTCTATCCTAAAGTATCTGGTGCAATACTTAAAGGTGATGATGTCACCATAGAATATACAAAGATAAACCTTAGTGGTGGAGATAACAAAGCTAAAGACCATATGATACTAGCTGATAGCGTATATGAAAAACTTCAAGAGATAAATGGAAATGTTATCAAAACAAATGCAATGCTAAAAGGTAGACTTATTACATAATGTTTGAGAGATTCAAAAGAAAAAGAAACCAAGATGGTACATTCAAGATGGATGTAGGGTGGACTCCTTGGAACGAAGCCTGGAGTTATAAAATGAATGAAGAACTAAAAGATATGTTAGAGAGAGCTGTATGGACTTTCATAGAAGCCTTTCTAGGTGCATTAGTGATCAGCCCAATGGTAGGAATAGAGGCATCAGCCCTTGAAATTGCTGCTATATCTGGTGGTGGTGCTGCATTATCAGTCATAAAGACATTCGCAAAGAAAAAAATAAGCTAAGAAACTGTCATAAAATCTGATTATACTAAGCCTTAACAGAAAGGCTGCGTATGAAGAAAGACAAAAAAGACTTAGGCAATAACTATTTTAAGTCAGGTTGGCAACCATCAGCAGAGTTTGATGAGTCCACAGGCTTAGGAGAGATTACACATATAGGGCAAGACCCTAATTACAAATCTAAATTTGACACTATCTTAAAAGATTGGGGCTTTGATCCAGAACATTACGAGATAGATGGCAAAGTTAAAGCATCATCTTGGAACACACAACTTAAAGGTGGTACAGTTGAAACCTTTTATGCGTTCAAAGGAGTGGTCAGAAGGCGACATCCACAGCGTGATGAGTGGTATGACAAGCTACTTAAAGAAGTATCAAAGAAGAAACCACTACAGAAAAAGAAGATTAAGAGTGATCTGGCGTACATCTTCACGCTTAGTGACTGGCAACTGGGTAAAGTTGACCTTGGTGTAGAGAAAACGCTTGAGAGGTACGACAAGGCACTTGAGAGAGCAGTAGCAGAGGTTAGGCAACTAGGTAGCGTAGATGAAATTTATTTGCTTTCTATGGGCGATTTGACCGAAGGCTGTTATGGATTCTACGACTCACAACCACATAATGTATCGTTAAATCTATCTCAACAATATCACTTAGCAAGAAAGCTCATAATGAAAACTGTTGATACATTTCTACCCTATGCAAACAAGATTGTACTGTCTGGTGTACCTGCTAATCACGGAGAGATGGCTAGATCAGGCAAAGGACAGGTCGTGACATCACGATTAGACAACTCTGACACTATGCACTTAGAGATATGCCAAGAGATTATGGAACAGAACCCACGATATGACAAAGTTACTGTGTCCATACCAGAGGGTTTCCATCATACAGTAGATATAAAAGGATTAACTGTTGGATTTACTCACGGACATATGCACAGTGGTGGTACAGGTCCAGAGGGAAAGATAATGAAGTGGTGGCAAGGACAAATGTTCGGTGACTTCCCAGTTGGAGATGCAGAGATTCTTATTACAGGGCATTTTCATCACCCTCGTATGATGCAGCAAGGTAACAGAACTTGGTTTCAATGTCCATCTATTGATGCAAGTATAGACTTTACTGCACGAACTGGTATGTGGAGTAAGCCTGGAGTGTTAACCTTTACTATTGATAAAGATGGTTGGGATAATTACAAGATAGTTTAGACAGAGTACATACCATACTTAACAGTAAGCTCTGATCCAGCAGGTATAATTTCCTCTGTAAATAAATAGCGTGTCATCTTACCTGTAATCTTACAGTTAGGTGTTTCGCTATGATTAATAAAACCACCAAGAGGTGTACGCAGTAGGTTGTTATCTTCACCAAACCAATGTGCGTGTGTCATACCTAGTGACTCGTATGGTTCTAAATCTTTTAAGGTAAATAAACCTAAGCCCTCTATCTTACTTGGTTGAATAGTAAGGTATTCAGGTAAAGGTCTATACATCTTCTTCTATTACTTCAACATCAATGTCAATATATTTAGGTGCATCTATTAATTCCAGATCTTTATATTCACCTGCATTAGATAACCTAATTATTATTTTCATTCTTCTTCTTGTGTTACTTCTTGATTAGTAATAGTCATAGTTTCAAGAGGTAAGATTGCAGCAATCTCTTGCTTACCATCTGCTTTATTAAATATAATTGTTTTAAAGCTACCTCTCTTCTCTAACTCTGCTAGTAGTTCTAGCATATTTACCTTTGATAGATCATCCATTATTCTTCCTCCTTTATAGATGTATCAAATACCATAGTACCTAATTCATCTGCTCTTTTTATCATTCTTCCAACAAGCTCTGCACATTGTGGTACTACTGCATTACCTAGGGCCATAAGGATTGGCTTTCTATTTGGATAATCCTCTGCTGATCTAGGCATACCAAACTCCCATAATGCAAAATCTTTTATAGTATCTCTAAGTTGTCTAAATATTTCTAATGGTAATGTTTTTCTTTTAGATGATATGCTACCAGTTAATACAGTACCATATGTATCTTTCCAATCTCTTGCAGCTGCAGTTGGAAAGTTATCTAATGTATGTTGCCATACATTTACTACACCTAATTTAGCCATCCATCTGGGAAACCCATAAGCCGTGCCACCCATCCATAGTTCAGCCTCTTTCCTATCATCTCTGGATTCTTCTCTCCTAACTCCATCTCCAATGTTGAGTTCCTTTTCCCTGCTCTCACTGATGGAGCGAAGTTGTTTATTGGTTTTGGTGTCTGACTTGCTAGAGGTGTACTCCAAATCTTTGGATTCTCCCTCAAATTTCCTGACATTTTTCTCTTTGACTTCCTCTCCTTGTCGCCACGATACAGTGCGTTCTCCAACGCTTTGCCTGTTCTCGGAGGTAGATGATCCATTGTGTTCGGTGTCTGCCAAGATGCCAACTCCGAAGAATCTTTTTCTAAGGTGTGCTGCACCAACTGATCTTGCTGATATAATTTGCCATTCAAATCTATAGCTCCTGCTCTTGGCAATATCTTTGATAACTCTTTCAAAGGCTTTCCCTTTGTTCGCTGTAAATAATCCTGGGACATTTTCCAAGATAAAGTATTGTGGTCTAAGTACATCAATAAATCTCCATACTTCATCCCATAACCATCTTTCATCCATCACTCCTTTTCTTGAACCTGCTGTTGATACAGGTTGACAGGGAAATCCTGCTGTTAATATATCTATCTTCGGTAAGTCCGAAGGATTTATATTTTCTACTTTGTCATTAATGACTAACGCATTGGGAAAGTTTTTTTCTAAGATAGAACAACAGAAGTCATCCATCTCTATCATCCACTCACTAGATGTAGCTAGACCAGATCTCTCTAGTCCGTACTCTAATCCACCAATACCACTGAATAAACTTCCTACTCTCATATTTTTCTCCCAAATTGTTCGTATAAATAACCTACCTCTTTTAACACTGCTTCATTGTGTTCAAAGGCAGTTGTTTGTGGCATCTCTTTGATCTCCCAACCAAAGTTGTAACCACTTGCAACTAAGTCATTTATATTCCAAGTAATAATTTTAGTCTTGTGTTCTGTAAGATAGATAAACTCTTTACCTACCTCTATTGCTTTGTCATAGTTTGCTATAAGTTTAGCTCGTTCAATGAGCCAGGGATTATATTTCCTATCTCTTGATTTAATCTCCATTAAATACTGCTTGTTCTCACAATCATAATGAGAGTATTGATCAGCACATTTCTGTAAGGAATCCATAACAGGAAACATCACATTAAGTCTGTTGATAATTTCTTCTTCTGTCAATGTACATAACCTTTCTACACTCTTCGCAGTAATTATTGATTAAGTTAGTTGGCTCACCGAACAAGTCAAGCTCACCTATATTACAACTAAGACACCTGTTCACGAGCCGTCTTTAAGACTCCAAGTTTCTGTGTCAACCCAATCAAAGATGTTGCCTTTGTTAATTGATCCATCTGCTAATGCTGATTTTGCTTTTGCAGCTAGGTCATCATCTCCATTGTCAATAGCTTTAGTAAGACAGTTGTTAAATGTATTCATCTGCTTCTCACTAGGTTGCTCTTGCATCCAAGGTCCTTCTTTTACTTCTCCCACTTCTTCCTCCTTATTATCCGACACCTTTGCATCAAGTACATCTATGATGTTATTGATAGTGTCTGTGTTTCCTTCTCGTTCTTTGTATTCATCTGCGTAGTTAGTAACAAATGTTTCTACATTGTCTAAGAATGTTTTGATTGTACTTTCTTTCCAGGTAGCAACATCTCCTGTTACTTTTGCTTTTAGTTTGGTCATCTCCATAGAGGTTTTCCAACACTTGTTAGCAAAGTTCTTGTCCTCATTACAGGATATAAATACCATCTCTTGTAATGCTTCTTGTGTTATTTTTGGTGGAGGAGGTTGTGCTACATCTTTAGCAAAGTTTTCCTTAGCTTTCTTTAAAGCCTCATCCTCTTTTTCTATGACCTGATCTTTAACTGTACCTGCCTTTTGTACTGGTTGTGGTGCAGAGTAATGTTCCTCCTCTGTAACGCCACCTGTCCATAGTTCTAAGCCAATACCAAATCGCATACAACATCTCTTGATACCATCTGATACTGCAAGTTTAAGTACTTCGCTTTCTGTTATGTTTCTTTTCAATGCGTTGCTATCTACATCTCCAACTTCTTCCATAGTTCCTAAGCCATCTATCTCTAGTATGCACTTAGCACCTACCAACGCACCATCTTTATCTCTTAGTGGCTCGTATTTAAAGTTGTACTTACCTGGTATTACATCAACTAATCGTTGTGTGTATATGTGGTGTGGTACATAGTCGCCGAACTTACCTTGTGGTGCTTTCTTTAACAACACTCTTAGGGAAGTCTTTAGTTAGTTTTTTTAATGTTTCTTTATCCAATTTTATCTCCTATTTTCCTACATTATAGTTACTAAGTATGACAATATCTACTAGACTGAAACTGATAAACAGATTATTCAATGTTTATTTCCTTTCTGAAGTAGATAACCTCTAGCAATAGAGGTTGTTTACTTAACAATCCTATGGATCATTTGTCTAGTTAGTTCAGTAGTCGTTGCTAATGACTGTGCTGATATGCCTACATTGTATAGGTCTTTGATTGCCTTATCTCTTAACTCTTTGTATATTTTATTTAGTTCTTCTAATCCTGATAGCTCATTCAAGCTCTCTTGCAGTACTAAATATAACTTCTCTTTCTCTTGCTTGTCTACATTCTCGCTAATGTTCTCTTGTGCTTGTTGTAATAGTTCCTCCATTACATATCCTTTCTGATCTGGTCTAAAAATTCTTGTGATAATCCCTGTGATTTTCGTTGTTGTTCTTCTAAGCGTACTCGTTTATAGAACTTGTATCTATATATTAATTTACTAAACATAATTCCTTTCTGTTATTTATAGTTAGCTTGTAACACACAAAACATCTGTACTAGGTTAGCGTAGAAGTTCTTGGCTCTTTTAAAGCCACTAACCCATATTGTTGTATGTGCTACAAGCTAACTACAACTTGTCTATATTGTACTGTCTGCTCTTTTAAGAGTGACAATGAATGAACCCATTTGACTTTCCTGGCTCACAACTTCTAATCTATTTCGCCTACAATATCGTTCAACCTGTATCGTGCTAGGGAAGATACGAAAGCTCTTATTAAAAGCTACGACTATCTGCCTACAATCTCGTGGCATATCAATCTTTATCATAAATAACCTTTCATTACAGTATAAACAGAAGTTTACAATAGCGTGTAAACTTATTTGACTTTCTTATTCTCCCTCTCCTCTAAACATTTCATCAAAACATTCTGGATGAACACCTGTTAACAGTTGCTCTCGTTCTGCTCTGCTATGATCTGGGAATATATCCTGGATTAATCTGCGTAGGTGTCTTGGTGTTTGAGTAAACTCTATGTACTTCTCTGGATCTACCATAACACTACCTGTCTGCCTACAATGTATACATTCTTTAGTTGTTACTGCGAACATAATTCCTCCTGATCTACATATTCTATATCTGTACAGATACATTTTAAACATATCATATCTACTGTATCTATTGCTCCATCATCTAATGGGATAATCTTATCTGCATTAGTTTTTATATACCATCCTTGGTAAACCTCTTTGCCTGATCTACATTCCTTACATAGATACATTATCCTTCTCCCATAACTATTCCAAAGGACTCATTCAAAGATAATAAATCGTCAAGTGTATATGATTTTCCGTTCTTATCAAAGACTTCATCCGTATTACATTCATCTTCCCACTCGGTATAAGACATAACCTCACAAGCGAACTCAAAGGCATTGTTGTCTAAATCATTAATATTATCCCAATGATTATTAAACTCATCCCAAGTTAAACCTGGGCCATCATTATTCCAATCATCTAAACTTGTGAATGCTTTTCTATCTCCAAAAAATTTGCCTACACAATCATCCTTGCAAAAATATTCTTGACCCTCGTGATACATATAACCTGCACTCATACCACTTTTACATTCGCTGCATTTTCTATAATATAATTTAACAACCATCCTGATCCTCCTGATCTATACAATTAGGACAAAAACATTCATCAAATAAATTGATACTGCATATTAAGTCCGAGTCAAATGCAAATGGTTCTCCTAGTTGCATAAGCAACGCCAACACACTCTCTGCTATTCCGTACAAATCATCTATTTTAAAATGATTCATTTTCATTTCTCTACTAATAGCCATTTCTTTTTTAGCCATTGTTCTTCCTCTCTTTAATTAACCTACCTACATTATACCTACATTGTCTTTAATGTAAACCTTTGTTTCCATTATCTGCCTACACAATAGGACCGCCAGGATACACAAAAACCCTAGAACAAAGGGAAAATCTAGGGTCTTGTGTTAGTGATCAGCTATTTATTTTTTTATATAATAATATTTGTCTAGCTTGTCCTCCAATTTATTCGCTAACCAACACGATAGAAACCCCACCGAGTAGCAAACCATAACTAATAATATAAATTCTGTTGGGTTAAGTTCCATTACGCCACCTTTTTATTTTCAAATACATCTACTTCTATTTTTATTTCTTTTTCATATTGATTTATAAATTTCTCTAAGTCATAAAGAACATTCCATAATTTACGAAATAATAATTTTACTAATTTACTTCGTTCCATAATCTCGTATGTTGTTTCTATTCGTGTACCTACTTTAATATTTCTATATCCTTGATGATAAAAACATTTGTATTTAATTCCACAATCGCACTTCATTTCTTTTCCTTTCTTTTGATATTCCTTTGAATATCCAAAACTCTAGAAATTTTGATCCCTAGAGTTTAAGCTAATCAAATTATTCCGTATGGCTTTCGGTCATATGTTCCACAATATAAGATACTTCTACAAATTGCTTTAGAATTTTGTCTTGTTCTTCTGTTGTTTCCATTGTTACCCAAGTAGTAAACCAATCTTGAAACTGTGGGCGAATGGCTACAATTTCATTATCTTCATCTACTTCTATTTGTAATCTATAAGAGGGTCCACCATAAGAAATTAAATAGTTAATGGTTGTGGTCTTGCTTAGACTCAACCCAAAAAAAATCTATTTCTTCTTGGTTCTCCTCTGCTCTGTCCTCATCATCTGAATAACTTAATATTCTTTCCATATCTTCAATGACATTGTCCGAATACTTTTTACCCTCTTGTTCTGTTTTTTTATCCATTAGTATTGTTCCCCTTTCATATTGTATTTGTCTATTAATTTCATTCCCTCTTCAAGTGTTGCAAAAAAGAAATAATTAATATCATCTTGATAATCATAATCTCCAAAGGTTAAAAAAGTATTTGAATTAATTTTTGTAATATCATAATCAAAATCCCCATTTTCTTCTTCGGCATTAATTAACCATCCTTTATAAGCTAGATGTTCGCAACCTCCACCACTATGGAAAGTAAACAAATCTTCATTTACTTTCATTATGTTTTGAATGTCTTTGTGCAATTTTTCAGTTTGCATAATTTCCCTTTCGTTTGTGTAAACCCATTATACATATATATAGAGAAAGTTAAACAATATATTATATTTTGTTTGTGCCAGGCGGCCCCAATCTTAAAAACTTATTGGCTGATCCTTAAAATTCATTGGCTGATCTATAACCTTTTTTTAATTTTGCCTGGTTCTCTTGTTGCTCGGAAGTGTGGAGGGATAACCAAGAATAATCTTATCTAACTTATCTCATTCAAAACCATAGCCCCCTTATTATTCTAAAAAAATATCCTATTGTTTTACAGATTGCTTTATTTCTAGGTTATTTTAGATTAAACCTTATAAACATTGAGGAAAAAAACTTGTCCTATAATATCCATTATGTTGCATTGATAGTTCAAGTGCATAGTTAAAGATAATTGGGGTGCCTAGCGTAGCGT